GGGAATTAATCAATTAGATTTTGTTGCTACGCACATGCCTTTATTTGGGTACTTAACAAACGTAACTAAAAAACAGGGGCCGGGATTTTTTGATGCAGAGACAAATGCAAAGCAACTGACGGGTTTAGCTATGTTAAGTGCGGCATACGACATGCGAGCAAGACAAGGCCCAGAATCAGAGTGGTATTTATATCGCACAAGCGAAGGCAAAGAAATTAATATGATGCCTATCGCTGGCCCGTTTAACGCTTTCTTGTTAGCCGCTGATGTATTGTACAGATATAACAATGGTAAAGAGTTAAAGAAGCCTACACAAAATATGAAAGCGGCGTGGCAAGCATTAGGTGGCCCCTCTTTTCGTGCGGGAACTGGTTTGTATACGCTGGATCGTGTTTTAGAAAATTACACTAAAGAAGGAGATTTAAGCGAACAAACAAAACGAGAATTTGCAAAAGTCTGTGGTGATATTGTCAATACATTTACTCTGCCTTTAGCAACTGTGCGTGATCTGGTGTCGCTAACAGATGATCAAATGCGTTTCGTACCACAAACAGATTACGTTAATGTATTCGATATTTTTGCCGCACACGCAACAAAATCTTTACCTGAGATACCCGGTGTTCCAGAGGTTAGTTTATCGGAAGGCATATCTGATTTGATTGGCACAGGTGTTGTAAGTAAGTTCGACTCTAATATTGATATGATCACAGGACGGGAAAGACGCATCGTTGATCCGTTTGAGAAACAATTGTTTGGTATTGGTAAACAAGCAAAGTCTACACCTCTACAAAAAGCATTGATGCGTTTACAAATGTCACCTTACGAATTGTATAAACCTGCGGATTATCCGATAGAAGATCGATTAATGCGTGAAATGGGTGGTGCTAAGTTTGCAGACCGACTTAATAAATATGTGCAGTCAGATGCTTTTTTAAGTGCAGACGCTAAACAACAAAAAAATGATTTGAGAGGTGAAGCACAAAAAATATTAAAAGGTTTACGCACAACTGTCAGAAAAAGAATAAGAGATGCGGAGCTTTCTGCTTTGAAACGAGGCGAAGAGTCTCTCTACAGCCGAGCTAAATTTGAACAATTAGACGGGCGTATGAAAGAAGAAGTACGATCAACTTATGAGAATGAATATCCCGGTCAAGAGTTTAATGCAACGATAGCTATGGAAACAGTGTATCCTAAAATACTAAAAAGAAGGGGCAAAACTGTCAGCAAAAAAGCTAAAGGTGGCTATGTTTCTGGGTATGCGATAGGCGGATTACTTAAATCAGCAGATGAAATAGCTGAAGCCGCTGGAAAGCAAGCAGACAAAGTGGATGATCTGGACGATCTATCTGATGACGAGCTACTGGGATATACAGTAGACACCGCAGACGATTCACCATTCATAGACAAAGAGACACTAAATAAATTAGAGACAGCAGGTGAGATTGCGCTAGAGACTTTAATCTCCTTTACTCCTGTAGTTGGCGATGTATATGACGCATACAATGTCGCTGACAATTTAAAGCAAGCTAAGTATGTAGATGCCGCCATTGATGCCATAGGCTTTGTCCCTGTCATTGGTAATGCGATTAGCAGGGGTGTCAAACTTACAGTCGAAACATTTAAGAACAGTGATCCTGTAATTAAACGGCGTGCTCTTGGCAGTTTCGTACGATCAGAAGGTAGGCTACCTGATTTACAGGACACTGGTGATGTTGAGAATTTGATTCAACAGGGAGCCAAGGAAGAAAAAATTGTAGCTGGGTTATCCGCCTCACGAGTAGATCAACCTTTATTTTTTGGAGGCACAGAACTTAGTCCCGCACGCTTTAAAAGAAGTCGAAAAAAACACGGAGAGTTAGGCGTAAAGGCTTTAAGCACATCTCGTGATCCAATCTACTCAGCAAAAATGTTTCAGAAAGGCCCGGTTGAGGAAATGACAGTTCTCAGATCCCCTAGAGGAATTATGTCCAAGCAAGACATGCCTCCACGGGATTATGACGCTCTTCGTGATGCAAAGCTAGAAAGTCAAAATCCGCCAGACGTATCAAGTATTGCGTCTAAATTGCCCACTCAGATTCCCAAAAATATGTTTGCAGAAGCGGAGACAATTCTACAAGAACTGTCCGACGACATAGAAATCTCGCAATTAAAAGATAATCCAAAACTACTTAAAAAAGTAACTGAAGGTTTGGAGAAATTAGAAGACACAATTGACTTGTTTGAAGAGGCAGAAAAAATAAACGTCACACCATCCTCGAAAAAAGAAGCCATGCTTTTTTATAACACACTGAAAAAGGCATTGAAAAAAGCTGAAGGCTTAGGAGCGTATACTTCTGGAGCGGGAGCACGAGGCACGTACGACGGGATTATACAACGAGTATCATTTATTCCCACCGAAGGCTCTGTTTTGCAAGATAATATCGGTATGGCGGCAATGGCTTTGGAAGGAACGCAAAGAGGTGATCAGCTAGACACCTTACTGGAAGCTATGAGGGAGATAAATGAATCAGCAGGAGCATTTCTCCCCTCCTCAAAAGAGGTTGCTGATCAATATACCCTAGCTAAAAAGGTATTTATGGAAGTAACAGACGCTATGAACAGAGGTGGACTAGCTTCACGTAAATAATTAAAAAGCCCTGCATTGCACAGGGCTGTGGGAATGTAGTTAATACGGATGCATCAACTAGCGGGTGGGACTGTTAGCCGAAGCTTATCCGTAATACTTAGTTATACCTAAATTAATGCAAATGTCAAGCCGCTTGGAAGTCCCAATCACCGCCTGACATTCCCGCCGCATTGTAATCCGTGACCACACCTTCAAAAAAGTTTTTGTGAGAGTCTCCAGAGATAATCCAATCTAACCACGGAATAGGGTTTTCTTTAACTTTGTAATTTCCCTTGAGGCCCATTTGTATAAGTCTCCGGTCAGCGATGTAGCGTATATAGTTTTTGACATCACTCGACGGCAGACTCTCCAGTTCGCCCATTTCGTACGCCAGATCAATAACCTTATCTTCCAACGCAACTGCATCTCTAACAATCTGATAGATATCTTTTTTGAAATAGTCATTAACGATTCTTGGATGTTCCTCACAAAAGGTTCTAAATAGTTTGACCATACCGTCACAATGCATTGTTTCATCCCGGATACTCCACTCTACAATTTCACACATCCCCCGCATTTTACCAAATCTTTGGTAGTTAAGTAACATAACAAATGCACTAAATAAACTCATGCCTTCGTTAATTACAGATCGGGCGACTGCCTTTCCCAACCCGCCGATGCTGTTAACGTCGATGTCAGACATAAACTCAATTTTATCTGCCATTTCTTGATACTCTAAGAAGGTAGAAAATTCTTCTTCAGGTAAGCCTAATGTATCGTTAAGGAGTGCATAAGACCGTTGATGAACAAACTCACGATTAGCAAAGCTTGTAAGCATAGCCCTAATTTCATTATTCTTAAATTTAGGAATGTAGCATTCAAGGTAGTTAGTCCCAACTTGGACATCTGATTGGGTAAATAATCTAAGTATTTGTGTAATGTGATTCTTCTCAACATCTGTTAGTTTTCCGTTATTCCATTGTGCTACATCATCTTGCAACTTACATTCCCATTCCCCCCAGTGAGCTTTTTCGGACTTCACTGCGTATTCAACAGCCCAAGGATAATGAAACGGTTTATAAGTTTTTGATTCGTTCAACAGTGCCATGCTGACCATGCTCCATTATTGTATATGTAAAAAAAAGCCACCCGAAGGTGGCACAGGAAGTGTGAGTAGTTATACTCACGAGGGAATTTTAGTCAAGCTCAACCTTGGCAAGATACGCAATCTTCCTCAAAGTTTTCTTCGTAATCTTTCAAAGCTTTTCTTTCTACTAGCAATCCTACTTTATCGGCAGTGTTTCCTGAATTCGTTCTGAGATAGTATAAACTTTTTAAGCCATCTCGCCAAGCTTTAAAATGAATTTTATTTACAGTATCACCATTAATGCCGAAGGGGAAGAACAAGTTTATGGATTGACCTTGGCAAACAAACTCCTGTCGTTTCGCCGCATGTTCAATGACCCACGTTTGATCGATTTCAAAGGCTGTCTTATAAACACTCTTCTCGTTATCCGTAAGGAAGTCCAAATGCTGGACAGAGCCTTCGCTTGTAATAATGCTTTTCCACGTAGACTCAGTGTTTTCATTGTATTTCTCCAGAACTGTTTCCAATGTTTTGTTCTTAATAAGGTGTGCGCCGACACGAGTACGATGAACATAAGCATTAGATTTAATAGGCTCAACGCTAGCACTACATCCACAAATAATAGAACTGTTTGCATTGGGAGCGATAGCAAGTAAATGGGCGTTACGCCTCCCTGTGCCTTTCATATCCGGGGCTTCGCCACGTTCGATAGCAAGCCTCTTAGTAGCAAACACCGCTTCGTTTTTGATGTATCTGAACATTTGATAATTGTGGCTTGCCGCTTGCCAAGACTCCCACGCCACTCCCTTTTGTTGTAGGTAATCGTGAAAGCCCATAGCACCTAACCCAATGGAACGCTCCATGTAAGCACTGTATTTGGCTTTCTCTAACTCTTCTGGAGCGTGTCGGATAAAGAATTTAAGTACGTTGTCCAAGAATCTGACCAAGTCTTGTACCATTCCGGTGTCCCGCCACTCGTCATATTTGGCGAGGTTGACGGAGGAGAGACAGCAAACTGCTGTGCGTTCTGCGCTAGTAGCGAGATGGATTTCTGAGCAAAGGTTAGAGCCATTAATGCTGAGTCCAAGTTGTTTTTGGCTATCGGGTAGACTCCTGTTTGCTGTGTCGATAAAGTTGATGTAAGGCTCACCAGTTCTGAAACGAGTTTCAAGTATGTCTGTCCACAGTCTTTGAGCTTGGACTGTAGCTCTTGTAGCTCCTGTGTGTGGGCATTTGAGTTGCCATTCTTTTCCATTTTTTACAGCCTCCATAAATTCATCTGTAATATTAACTGCATTGTGAATGTTAAGGCATTTACGATTTTCATCACCGCCTGTTGGTTCACGACACTTTAAAAACTCTATTATGTCAGGGTGAGAAACATCCATGTATGCGGCATAACTTCCTTTTCTAGTCTTACCCTGTCGATATGCTTGCATTTCAGAATCGATTACTTTCAGAAAAGGTATTATGCCGGGAGCTTTATCACTTACAGGGCGAACGTCTGACCAATGTCCTCCCACGCCGCCACCTTTTACAGATAGCCATGCGACTTCAGAATTGTGAGATATAAGGGAATCCAGATTGTCACCAATATAAGTAAGAAAACAACTGATAGGTAGACCTTTTGCGCTTTGCCCATTTTCGGGTGCGTTACTGAGCACAGGGCTAGCAAACATAAACCAACGCTTGCTAGCATATTCATAAATACGTTGAGCAAAATCATAATCTCCCTCGCAATACGCTAACGCCGCACGGGCAAACGCCTGTTGTGGTGACGTTTCTGTGGGCAACATGTAAAATTCTTTTAACAAAACTAAAGCTTGTTCAGAAAACTCTCTATCTCGGCTGAAGTCTAATTCCATATCCACCTCTAGCTATTCTCATCCAATTCTTTTTCTGCACGAAGGCAATACCATTCGGCTTTGCCCATGTTCATTTGAGGTGTATCTTTATCATTCACCCGCAACAAATATTTTAAAGAGTTACCTATCAAGTAACCCTGAAATTGTTCAGGTGTAAGTACGTCTTTGATAATATCAATAGCTTCCCATTTTTTATTTGTGTAGTGCTCTGGATTTTTCCAATCAACAATTTTCATTCAATGCATCTCTTTTTTATTTCTTTTTTTAATGTTAGTCATATTCAAAGTGACAACTTTCCCATCGTCACTCGTGGTAAATAAATCAGGTGTTTCTTCAGTTTCATCTTGTAGATGTTCTAGCAACTGCACATAATTTTGGATAAAAAAGTCGTGTGCCTTATCTGCAAAGTCCATATCTTTTTCCATTAACGGTAACGTCGCCGCCATAATTCCAACGACATGACGAATCTGTTGCAACTCATCTATAGATAGCGCACAGCCCTCTGTACACTCTTCCACACGGGCAGAGATACTCCCTGTCCACTGATTAAACTCGTTGAAGTTAGGCTCTATTACAATTAAGAACTCTGGCTTTGATATATCAATATCCATATTTATACCCTCAGTTTTTTTAATGGAAACTTAATGAATGCAGTCGGCATATATTTTTTTAATTTTTTCTTTTCTTTAATCCACTCAGCAGGAACATCCTTATCGGCGTATAGAAATTTATGCTTCTCACACCACATGGCATACGATGTCTTTGACCCCTTTCTAATCTTCGCTTTGCTATTACTAAACACAAATCTTATGTCTAGATTAGGATGTTGTTCTTTTATGCACAAATGTTTTTTACGATCTTGGGGAGTGAACCTACCTTTTGTTTCCACAATTATTCCATTTGGCAATAAAAAATCTGGGGTATATAACCGATAAGTTAAGTCTTCCCATTCTATTTTTAAGCACTCATATTTTGCGGAGCATTCTTTTGCTTGCAAAGATAAGCGTACTTGATCCTCTAAACCTGAACGATAACCGTGTTTTAGTGCGTTAAGCCGAAGCCTTTTCTTTATACTCATCAGCTATCTCGACATATCCCACGACAGGAGGTTCTTTTGCAGAAGATGGAATTGAAGGACGTTCTATCAAAGAAGGCCAGCATTTATATCTAAATCTGCACCAGCTACAACTAGTGTCTAGAATTTTGTTACCAGTTTCTTTTTTACGGAAAGTTTCTGGAACCGCTGAGAAGCATCTTCTAAATTTGTTACTCTTCAATTCTTTAATTTTTTTACTGATGTCTTTTAATATAGTCTCTTTTTCGACAGCCATGTCAAACGCAGAAATATATTTGTATTCACCTGTAGCTTTGTTGATTACCCACCAGCCTCCGACATCGACACCTAACGCCTTAGAGTATCCAGCTAACTGTCCTACATAGCCAAAGGCATCATGTTCCTTGAGCGTTTGATAATTAACAAATTTATTTTTGTACGACCACGGCGATGCTGATTTAATATCATCAACTTTTTTATCTAATATAAGATCGTGTGTGCCATGTATTTCAGTGCCGTCCAACTTTAGCGAAGACGTAAATCCATCACTAAAATCCACACCCGCCTCAGTCAATACTCCTTTAAAGACTGCTTCCACGATGTCTCCTATAATCATGTTCATCAGGAAGTTGGCGGGGGGATCAACACCGTCCTCTGGACGATTCTTTTCAAACCATAACTGACAGTATGGTCTTCCAATGTTCGACATTCTGAGAGTAAAAACACGCTTTTCACTATTGAATTGTTTATTCATAGCGTCACCAACGTCCTTGATGATGCGTGCTATTGTGCTATCTAACATACCTCTTTTGTTATTACGCACATCTTCCAGATATCTGTGTACTTTGATTTCGGCAGAGTGATTCATACAATCTACTCGTCAGATATATCTAAGAATTCGTTGACTATTTCCTCATCATTTTTAGACACCTTACCAGAGGATTCAGTAATCACGTATTCATTATAATTCTGTATCCAAGTAAGAAAATCATTGAACTTCTGTTGACATGCGTCATCCAATTCGATGGATTGCGTTAGATCTAACTGATAGGTAGGGACATAGTACGTAACCGCTCCCTTGTTGCTTTCACCTAACTCTGTTGCACAGTCTATCCAGTGTTGAATTGAAAGACGTTTATTCTTAGCCATATGATTGATCGGTTCACCAAGTCGTTTGAATCCATCTTTGTTATCAATCTCCCAAATAAAAGGCTGAACGTCTATGTCTACTTCTTCTCCGTTCTCATCTAGCGGGTTTATCAGTTCGACTTCCCCAAGCAGGACACGAACTCTTTTAATCGTTCCAATGAAATCCTTTTCTTTTTCAGGAAGACTTGCGAAGTCTTTTATGAAACCTGCTGGCTTACCACAGTTGTAGCCCCCGGATGTATCGACTAAATCGGAATTGAGATTTTCTGCCATGACTGTTTTTACATAAGCATCTTTAGCTGTCTCGGCTTTCTCATCGTATCGCTTGTACATAAAGCGTTGAACAAAGACTCTGATCTTTACTTCCGATGCGTAGATAAAAGTCTTATCTGGCAGTTCTAGTCGGTACGACCCCGCTGGAACAACCTCGACATTTTTGATTTTGCCTTTGACCTCAGTCTCTCCCATGATCGACTTGTGCCAAATACGTAAGCGGGGCAAGGTAGATGATTTGGCGGGGGCTTTGTCCATGTCTGCGACCATGCCCATCGCTTGCGCTAGTTCAAAGTAATTATCGGATTGTACGCTGACTAATTCATTAGACATTAGCAACCTCCTTTTGCTCTAGCCAATTATATCCTATTTTTGCCTCCAATAAAAGAGGCACATTCATTTTTATTTTAAACCTGTCCAGAATAATTTTATGTAAGTCCATGTTGATCGACTTGATGATTGCAAGCACAGACTCGGTCTCTTTAGGATGCACATCAATCACTACGGAATCATGCACTGAATTTACTAGAACAGATTTTAATTTTTCGTCGTTCAATCGATTGTGGATAGCAATCAAAACAGTCGGCACAATATCTGCGGTGGCAAAAGATTGCACTGGATAATTTTTCACAGCCGTGAAGTTTGTGATCGTGCCATTAGCTCGTCTTTGAACATCTGGGAAGCAGAACTGTCTTCCACTCGGCGTAGTAATTTTACGATGCGTCAAAACTTCCTTTGCTAATTCCTTATGCCATTTAGTAATACCTTTATATTTTTCTGTGAAGTGTTCATAGTAGCGTGCTTCTGCCGCTGTACGTCCGTATCCTGTCGCCCCATACAACGGACTAAAGGTATGCGCCTTACTATCTTGTCTGCTAATAGGTTGACCAGCTTCAGAAATAATCTTCGCTGTGTAGGCATGGACATCAAACCCTTCTGTTACTTCCTTTATTGCAACTTCATCTTGTGACAGAAAGGCCGCAACCCGGAACTCCAACTGCGCAAAATCAGCCTCGACAATTTGCCCCCGATCCCATCGAGACACAAAGACTTTCTTAATGGGGAACGTGCTCCCCCTTGGCATATTCTGCATGTTTGGATCACGCCCACTGAAACGGCCTGTAGCTGTCATGTGCTGAGTAAGGCGAACATGAAGTCTGCTATCACTTTTAGTGAAATTAAAAATACCGTCAACGAAACTAGATAAATATGTATCCAACGCCGAAAGCCGCCGCATGTTCGATAAAAATAAAGCGGCCTCTTCCATTCCCCGTTTGGTAACCACATCTTCCAAATACTCCAAATTAGTTTTACTTACGCTGAATCCGTTAGCACTGTGCCATGCGGCAGTAGGTGCTGTGATTTTCAGCCCTGCTAGTTTATCTAACTTATCTAATACATAACCCTCTCCTTCGCACACACTACAATTTGATGGCTTCTTAAAATTTTCACCATTCTTTTTCTTTTTAAAATACGACCCAGTGCCGTCACACGCTAAACATTTTTTCGCTTTCGTTCTTCGTATAGGCACGGAGTGCGAATTGACAAACTTGCGATACGCATCCGGTTTCATTCTAGAATCATATTTTTCTGACCACAATTTTTTATCAATTGGTTTTCTAGAGTAGATGACCCAAGACAACTGTTCAGGGGAGTTTAAATTGATTGGGGTGTCCCCCATCAAGATGCTGACTTGCTCTTTCAATCCCCGCTCAAGATCTGTCTTCTCCTGTATAAATTCATCTCTGACCTTTTCTAACTCTTTCAGATCAACCTTAAAACCTGTGCAGTAAATTTTGCATAGGACAACACAAGTCTCCATTGTCAGTTGCATCACTGTGTCGAGATCTTTATTTGCAGGACTTTGTAAATCTCTGCACTGATCTTTGTACAGTGCGTTTGTCGTCAATAAATCGTAGTACAAGTACTCTTTTAATTGTTCATACGGAATCTGATCGACCGTATATCCGTCTTTCAAATACTGTTTCAAAATATCTTGCTTTTGATATTGCAGTTGTCTCCGTTCAGCGACTGCCTCTAAAGAGAGAGATTGCTTTATACTTTTTTGCAACACATATTCAGCTAACATGGTGTCCCAAACTGCACCCTCATACTTGAATCCTGTTTCCCATAACCATTGCAAATCATGCGAGGCGTTATGCGCTATCAATAAATCACACTCATCTAATATAGCTTGCAACTGATCGTTGCGTCGTCTGCTGTATTCGTGCGTACAATCGTATTCAGTATGACTGAACGTGAAATGTTGAGGTTCTTTACCCTCACAGATCACTCCAACCATTACGAGTTCATTGGTCTTTTCAAAAGGATCTAAATGTAATTTACCGCCACGTTTGATAGTTGTGTTCTCTACATCTAAAACTACTTTCAAAGCTCTACTTCCTCCACACAGGACAAAGGAACAGGAAAAAACATCTCGCCTTTGTACACATATTTATTCGGCACTTCGACAGGCTCAATCGTTTGAATAGCATGGCTCCAAAACGATACGCCATAAGACGTATCTGCATTCCAAATATAAAATTTCGTAGGAGAGTCGAAGAATTTTTTCTTTCGTTCGGGAAGATGCACGGTAGGGTAGGGAAAAGTTTTGCCTTGCCAAATTAATTTCATTTCGCACTCTGCGTAAAAGGTAAACTCATTTTTTTTGGCGATCAGGTCTTGCGCATATTTATCTGGATTATGTTCTACAACATGTCCAGAATTTTCTAAATGCGCAATCGTTGCCTTCCTAGCTTTTTGATCACACTCTAAAAAAAGAGAGCGATCAAACCTTTTCCTTACCGTCAAACTTCATATCTTCCTATAACATAATTTAAGTTGCACGTAATCCGTCCGTGCCATCCGGTTAGTTTATTTTTAGCCACAGTTATGTGGCGAGTGAAGCCGTCATCCTCTACGCCCTCGACAGGTGGGTTCTTCGCAATCAGCAACATTAAGTCTGCTTCCGAAGCTTTACCTGTTTTACTACCCTCCATCATTGACTGATTTGGATTGACTCTACCCTCTGCTTCTGCCGACAATTGCGACATGTAAAATATTGCACAGTCATACTCTTTTGCTATTTGTCTGGCATGGATTGCGCACATCTTCAAGCCTTCGTGCGACTGATCTTGTGTAAATTTATCTCCAATATCCATCACGATAACATCAGGCTTATACGTTTTGCAAACCGACTCGACCCATTGCATAGAGTATCCAGTAGCATCCAAGATACCTATATTTTTACGTATCTCCTTCCACCGAGCTATCGCTTCAGCTTTAGTATCGGGATCAGCATAGATCTGATCCATTGGGATGCCTGTGCCAGCCGTGATGTATCGAGTCGCTACCCGGCTTTTTGCCTCCTCGTTACACATAATAATGCATTTAGCACCTTGTGCGGCAAACCCATTAGGAGCCGCCACCAACGAAGCGTGAAAGGAAGTTTTACCTGTATTCGGCCTCGCTCCACAAACAATTAAATGCCCATCGCTAATGCCCCGTACCCTTTGAGCTAGTGTAGGTAAATTAAATTTCCACTTTTCCTCTGCGTTGTACTTGAGCAATAAGCTTTCAACATCAAGGTCTTCCCAATCGACACTAACATCTGGCAGGAAGTTATCGTTGTGCGTATCGAGTAATGACCGAAGTGGTTGCAGTGAATCTAGTCTGCCGTTGACATAATTAAATGCGATGTTAGCGATTTGTTTACCCAACCCCCGTTGGAATAATTTAGATAAGACATCTTCAGCTAAATCTGTAGATAAAACTTCTTGCTCTTTGATTTGTCCAAAGATGTCTGCATACTCTTGTTTCTGCGACGATGTTAATCCAACAGAGTTGACGAAGAACCACGTTTGTATTTCATCAACCGAGAGATCACGATTGTATTTAAGCATTGCCTCATCAATGAACGTCTTAATTTTTCCATTCTGTTTAGAAAAAATAGTATGCGGGCATTTGAAATCTTTGTGATTGTCATAAAACTTTTTTTCCAGTAGCTTCTTGAGTAACGCTGTCTCTTCCTTCATCTTTAGCTATCTCATCTGAGTCACAATTTTGTGAGTCTTTTTTATTGAATATCCTTTCCCAATTTTCTTTGTACGCTTTCGAGGGTGCTCTCGAAAAAATTTCCGGGAGCTTCCTAGATTTATCGTTGATCCAATCCTGATTGCGTTTGTCCATTGCGTCACGCCAATGCTTTTTACTCATGGGGTGTATAGTTTCCTTTTCGCTTTCCTCAAACCACGCTGTATGTCTTTATCATCTAACATCCTAAGTTTTTTAATCTGTCCCCAAGCTTTCTTAGATAGCCTAGTTTTACCGTCCCCATGCAAAGTAGTTAAATGTACCCACTTGCGTCCTTCGTACGCATAGACCAGACGATACCCGGAGCCGATGCGAGGAAGCTCTCCTCCGACTACAATTTCATGCGCTGTTCTTTTCATGATTCTTCCCACTCATCTTTTTTTGGATCATAAAAACCGCCCACTTGCTTCATGGCTGATGGATCAGTCCAGTGCGGCTTCATCCCTCTTTGGTTAGATCCCACACCACTTTGTTCTTTGTGGTGGGGGGTTGCCACTTTTTTTGGAGTTTAAAAATCCCCCATGTTGCAAACACACAAGTGATCAACACGATGTGACCAATAATGTTATACCCGATACTCATAAGTTCGTAAGTAAAAATACCAAATGCCACGCACCACATTGACGCAAGTAAGATACTTATCAAATATTTACTTTCAGTAGGACTATTGCGTAAAGCATTTTTTGCAGGATCAAGAATCTGCATT